AGTAACAAGGATTCTGATTGTTTGATGTTCTTGCCATAAATCCATCTTCGTCAGCTTTACATTCATCTTATCTAAACTGATTATTAAATCTATCATAAACATACTTATAACCAGTATCAAATACTGCGTAAGATGATGAGGTTAATGGATCAAAGAAAGTAACAATACTATTAGTTTGAGTATCAGAGTTTGCTACATTAACAACATCTGATCTATGTGGTGAAATAGTAGTAACACAGTCCTTACGATTGTCTGCGATTGCAATTAATTCATTTGCTTTTGCTTGTGATTCTTGAATTGTAGCACCACCAGAAGGACCACCAATTAAGAAGTTGATTTGATATTCTGCTGGATTTGTGAAGTTTCTATATCCACTAATTACATTTGCTAAAGAAACTGAATAACCACCAACATTCCCAGTTCCAGAATAATCTGTACCACCAGTTAAATTGTAGGTAGTTGCTCCAATACAGTTGAATATATTATCTTGTGCTGTTAAACCCCAAGTAGTATCAGTTGCTGATCCAACTCCAGATACTGTTGCAAATTTTGTATCAGCACCAGTTGGAGCAAATCCAGGGAAAATGTATTGTGAATTTGCAGCAATAATATCTTTATAGTAATTTGGTTCTGATGGAGAAATCTTCGCATCGGATGCTTTGGAAAGATTTGTATATTTTTCTACAATATTTCCAGCAGTACCAGTTACTGCTCCAGTATCATCAACAACAACAACGTGAATTTCATCATTTGCTCCATTTCTTTGTGAAGCATATTCAGAAGTTCTTGGTCTTGGTGCAATATTTCTCCAATAAACAGTGGAATTTGTTAATCCCAAAGTTTGTTGATTGTACCAATCTGAAGGTGCTTCAATTGTTTCACCATTAGCAGCAATATTAAGAACTGCAAATTGTACTGTTCCAGAACCATTTGCTGCTGTACTTAATCCAAGTGCAGTTTGCGAAACACCATAAACTGTGGTTGCAATTCCTACGGTATAAGTAGTTCCATCTGCAAGATAAGAACCAGTAACTGGAACAATAAATTGTCCTGCGGTAATTGATGTAGTTGGAAGATTTGTAGATGCATTTACTGGATAAATTAATGTCGAACCAGCAGAAACTACACCATAAAATCTTGAAACTGATGCTTCTTCAATTTTAACAAAAATTCCAGAATTATCTGTAATTTTGATATTTCCAGCACCAAATGCATTCACACTTCCTTCAGAGTAATAAGTTGCAGTAAATGCAGTAGAACCAGCACCAGAAGATTTTGCAGTAACTTTTACATCAATCGAACTAGAATTAACTTTAGTAATAATACCCTTAAGAACTCCTGTTTCTGTTGTTACAGTTCCAACACCAGCAACAGATACTGAGGTAAATGCAGCAGTAACAGCATATCCAACATTTAATCCAAAAGTTCCAATTGCAATTCTTTGGTCTGCTGCCGCATCAACTACACAAACTTTTAAGTTATTCGCCCAAGAACCTGGATTTCTTGAAGCCCAATACCAACTAGTAGCAGTAGAATAATTGTTATTATAATTTTCAGTTGAATTGATTTGTAATGTAGTTGATGAAGCAGCAACTCCAGCATTTGAGTTGTTTAATTTTTCTCCATCGCATCTTACAACTCTCAGAACACCACCATATGAGAGGTATGAAGACGCACCTTACCTATATTAATATTGTGAATCTGATGAAATTGGTTTTCCGAAGACATTTAAAAGATCATTTTCTGTTTCAATTAAAATAGGAACATTAACTGGACCCTTTTGGAAAGGACCAGCAATAGCTCCAACTTGATTATTTGCTGCGGTAATTCCACCGACAGTCAAGTCAACTTCTCGTACCCTGACGCCTGGTGATACTAAATTTAACGCCATCTGTTTCCCCTCGTGAAGAAGTTCATTTTGCCTAAAAGTATTTATAAATTGTTATTCTTCAAATGGGGAAACAATGCACGAACAATTACCAGTCTGGATATTGATAATCTATGGCTTTTTGTGATTGTTTTTTTCTACTATTAATAATTCTATTCACAGTACATTCTTTACATTCATATGAGTAGGCAGAAGGAAAACCCTTTCTATTTTTTCTAGTCAGATAAAAATCATTTAATAAATCTTTTTTTATTTTACAAGTTCTACATTTTCTTTCTTTAAATAATAAATTATCCAATTCAAGTTCTTCTTCAAAACTCATTATTGATATTCCCACATATAAGATCTATCACCATACTCATCTAAATGCCACCTATCACCATCATTATCAACAAATGATGTTTCATCACTCAATCCATCAGACATAAAACCAAATGGTGCCATATCTTGTTCGATTTGGTCTTTTTGATCTTCATATATTCTTTTACGAACATCATTGTCTGTCATTTCTTTGAAATAATCTTGAACGACTAACCAAGCAAAAATTACAAGACACATCGCAAGGTCATCATTACATCCTTCTTCTGCTTCAAAGGATTGACTTTTTTGAATAAAAGTAGTTAGTTCACTAATGATATCATAATCTTTGATGACCAATTTATCATCTTCAATAATTGTTTTTAAATTAGAACATCCAACTTTTTTAACTGTTTTAGACATTTTAATTCCAAGTTGAGTTTTCTTTCCAGAAAATCCCTGACCTACCATTTGACCTGCTCTTCCTCTCATCGAGCACATCAAAATATTATCGTACTCCAAATCAAAATGAAGTATACTTGATACTTGCTCTCCAATATCATTGACTTCAGCAAGAACAAATGCTTTATTATATGCCTTTGCAACTTCGTGAATGATATTTGGAAAAAGCATAGGTTTAATTTCATTATTTCGATATTTTGCAACTACCTTATATGGGAATTGACTAATGTCAAATACGATAAACGCAGAGTAATCATTACTCATTCCACGGGATACGTCCACCGTCATCAAATATGTGTGCTTTTCAATTGGTTCTTCATATACATCCATTCCTTTACTTCTGGTGAGTGGGTCATCATAAACCATCATTCTCAACTTTGATGGAGTAATCAAAGTATCAACAGACCCCAGAAACTCACATTCAAACTCCTGTGTGAATTGTCTTTCAGAAGTATTCGCAATTGTTTGTCGTTTCCACTCTGCATCCCTACCAGGAACTGCAGACCAATGGACTTCTAATGGAACATATCCATTTTTTCCTCTTTCAGCATCGTGCCAAAGTTTATAAAACATATTCATCCCATTGGGAGTTGAGATGATAATAACCTTTGTGCTTTGACCTGAAGAAATAGTAGGATAAACAGAAGAGAAGAACTGTTCCGCAATATGATTTGGAATGAACGCAAATTCGTCCAAGAAAATAATATTGAAAGAGTTTCCTCGAACAGCAGAAGATGATGTAGATGCAGCTACGATTTTGGAACCATTTTCAAGTTCCAATGAACCTTTATTCCAAGAACCAACACCTTGCTGTAACCACTTTGGTAAATTTTCATAAGACAGTTGCAATCTACCTAAAAGTTCTCTTGCTGTTTCTGCTTTGTTTGCTAGAATTGCAATTCTTATATTATCATTGAATAAAGCATAATGAAGAAGATAAGAAACAACAGTAGTAGATTTTCCTGTCTGTCTTGGAAGTTTTGCGATATTAAATCTATTTTGATGAAAGTTTGTAATTAGTTCTTCTTGGAAATCATACATATCAAACGGAACCAATCCGTGATCCAAAGAAACAATTTTCACATAATTTTTTGCAAAATGAATTGGGTCACTTTTGCATTTTAAGTATTCTTGAATTTGGTCTGTTGTAAATTCAATTTGGACGTTTTCCGCTTTTAAGTTTGGATTGCCCTTATAATGTTTATCAATCATAAATTAATAGCCATATTTGCAACTGTTTCTTGTTGTTTAAAATAAAGTTTTACATAGCATTTTGCTATATTTTTTAGCAGTTCTATATTATCACAACTATCAAGTTCTCTGGAGATTCTTTCATATTCAAAAATTTTAGAAAGATTTTCCAGTTCAATGTCGTCTGGATTCATTTTCATCTCCTGTAAACAATAATGGTTTTGTTGGGTCTTTTACTGATGGATTAAATGACAATACAATCGCACCAGGATATATTTTTCTTACTTCATAAGTGACTTGATCTTTTGGGGGTCTAGCAAATTGTGGGAAAAACATTTGAACTGAAAGATATTTACCTCTCCAATTTAACAGAATACTATAAGTAGATCCACGAGACTGTAT